GGAGACCCCATGTTTCAAGAATTCCCCAAGATGCTCTTCAAGGGCGATGCGCATTCCATCGTGGATGATGCCGCCCAGGAAACGGCATTGCGCGCCGATGGCTGGCACGACTTTGGCAAAGAACCCGCGCCGGACGCGGACGCCAAACCGGCCCGCCGCAAGAAGTCCGACAACGTGCAGGATGCGGACTAACCCATGCGCACCGCCGCAGACATTGCTCAGCGCGCGCTGATCCGCTCGGGCGTGATTGCGGCTGGCGAGACCCCCACCGCCGCAGAGATCACCGACGCCGTGACCACGCTGTCGGACATGCTCGATAGCTGGAGCCTGGAGCACCTGTTGGTGTTCGGCACCACCGAGTTGACCGCGCCGATTGCCGGACGTGCGCGCCTGACGATTGGCCCCACGGGCGACCTGATCGCCACGCGACCCAATAGTGTGCTGACGGGCTTTGTGCGCACAGCGCAAGGCGACACGCCCATTCACATGGCGGCGCCCGAGTTTCTCGACGGCATGCGCGACAAGACCGAGCAGGACGAGGCTTACTGGGCAGCCTATGAAGGCGCGATGCCTGACGGCGTGCTGACGCTGTGGCCCGTTCCCAGTGAGGGCGTGCTGCACTTGCGCGTGACGCAGCCCATCGTGGCCATTGCGGACATGAATGATGAGCTGGTGCTGCCCCCCGGCTGGTTCCACGCCATGACGCTGAACCTGGCCGTGCACCTGTGCGAAGAATACGGCTTCGCCATCACCGAGACGCTGGCCAGCACGGCGGCCAATGCCAAGGGCGCCATCAAGCGCGCCAATATCCGGCCCGCCGTGGCCACGTTTGACCAGGCGCTGCTGTGACCGAGTTCCCCTTTGTCGGCGGTAGCTACACCAGCCGCAGTCTTAACTTTGATGCGCAGCGCAGCGTGAACCTGTACCCCGTCATGTCGGAGACGGGCAGCAGCCGCAGCGTGGCCATGCTGACCACCACGCCGGGGCACAAGAAATGGATGGACGTGGGCACCGGCCCGGTGCGTGGCCTGCTGCGCATTGACGACGCCACGCTGCTGGTGGCCAGCGGCGCCAAGCTGTACCGCGTGACGGCAGGCAAGGTGGCGACCGAGATCGGCGCACTGGAAGGCACAGGACCCGTGCGCATGGCCAGCAACGGCAAGCAGGCCATGATCGTGACAGGGGCCGCAGGCTACTTTCTCACGCTGGCCAATTGGACGCTGGCCAAAATCACCGATGCCAGCTTCACCGGTGCGGACGCTGTGGCCTTTTTGGATGGTTATTTCGTCTGGAACCGGCCCGGAACGGGTGAGTTTGCCATCAGCCAGCTCTACGGCACCAAGATTGACGCGCTGGAATTTGCCACCGCAGAAGGCGCGCCCGATGGCCTGGTGGGCCTGATTGTGGACCACCGGGAGCTGTGGCTGTTCGGCAAGAGCACCACCGAAGTTTGGTACAACTCCGGCGCCCCCGATTTCCCGCTGGCACGGGTGAGTAACGCTTTCATTGAGCACGGCTGTGCCGCGCCCCATTCCGTGGCGAAGCTCGATAACACGGTGTTCTGGCTGGGCGCAGACGACCGTGGCCAGGGCATGCTGTGGCGTGCCAATGGCTACACGCCGCAGCGCGTGAGCACCTTCCCGATTGAGGACGCATGGAGCCGCTACCCACGGATTGATGACGCTGTGGCCTTCACCTACCAGCAGGGCGGGCACAGCTTTTACGTCATCAACTTTCCCACGGCAGACGCCACCTGGGTCTATGACGCGG